CAGCAGTCAACAAATTTGCAGGAACATCAGTCAGTGCAACAGGCATTATCTTTAGGGCATTTGCAACCCTTGGTGCTTTCCTTTGGAACTTGTTCCTGGGATTGTTGGAATTGGTCTTTGGCATTATTGAAGCAATGGTCAATCCGTTCATCAAGCTTGCTAACTTCATAGGAAATGTATTCACCAATCCAGTATCATCAATCATTTACCTATTCCAGGGCATGGCTGATGGTGTGCTTGCTATCCTTGAAAAGATTGCATCTGCACTGGACTTTGTTTTTGGGTCAAAGATGGCAGATTCAGTTGCAGGATGGCGGTCAGGTCTAAAAGACATGGCTGATGCAGCGGTTGCAAAGTATGCACCGAATGAAAATTATCAGAATGTCATGGATGAACTGGATTTGAGTGTTGAAAGCCTGGGTCTGAAAAGGTGGGCATATGGGGATGCTTGGGATGCAGGATACAAAGCAGGTGAAAATCTTGAAGAAGCAATTGGAAACTTTGACCCTGCAAGTTTGTTTGGTGTTGAAATTCCTGATGCTAATGATTACACAGGTGCATATGACCCTTCACAGTACCTGTCAAGCATAGCTGATGACACAGACAGCATTGCAGGTTCAATGGAAATAACGGATGAAGAATTGAAATACCTGCGTGACCTGGCTGAAAGGGAAGCTGTCAACAGGTTCACCACTGCTGAACTTACAGTGAACTTTTCATCTGACATTAAGGCTGCGAATTCAGAAGTGGATTTGGATGGTGTTGTTGCTTACCTTGAAGAAAAGGTCAATGAAACACTTGAAATGGCTGCGGAAGGGGTGCATAAATAATGGCTTATGATTTTTATTTGGATTCAATGCTGTTACCTGTTGCCCCTTCAAAACTTTCCATCAGCATAGACAACAAGAACAAAACAATGGTTCTTATCAATGAAGGTGAAATCAATGTTTTGAAGAAGGCAGGGTTGACAGATATATCATTCACCGCCTTGTTACCGCAAACAAAATATCCGTTTGCGGTATATAAGAACGGTTTTCAGAAGGCTGATGCTTTTCTTGATAAACTGGAACAGTTGAAAACAAGTCAGAAACCATTCCAGTTCATTGTGTCAAGAACTTACCCAAATGGGAAGCTTCTATTTGACACCAACATCAAGGTCAGCTTGGAAGATTACAAAATAATTGAGGACAGCAAGAATGGCTTTGATGTGAATGTTGAAATCAAGTTGAAGCAGTACAGAGATTATGGAACAAAAACTGTCAATGTGACCATCAAGCAGGATAAACCAGTTGCAACAGTGCAAAACACAAGACCTGCTGAATCATCCCCTGCACCAAAGGTGACAGCAAAATCATATACAGTTGCCAAAGGTGATACACTTTGGGCAATTGCCAAAAAGTATTATGGTGATGGTTCAAAGTACACTAAAATATTTGAAGCAAACACAGGGATTTTGAAGAACCCTAATTTGATTTATGTCGGTCAGGTTATGACAATACCTGTATAAGGGGGTGACACTTTGAATGTTGAATTACTAATTCAGAACGGAAACAAAGTGTATGCCCCTATTGTGCAGGAAGGCATCACCTGGGAAACAGAAAGGAAGGGTTCACCTGGAAAGCTGACATTCACAGTTGTGAAAGACCAAAACATCAGCTTCACCGAAGGAAACCCTGTCAGATTGACTGTTGATGGTGTAAACCTGTTTTATGGTTTCATCTTCACAAAGAAGCGTGATAAGGAACAGAACATCACTGTCACAGCATATGACCAACTGCGATATTTGAAAAATAAAGACACCTATGTGTACACAAACAAAACTGCATCAGACTTCATCAAGATGGTTGCCAATGACTACAACTTGAACCTTGGAACGATTGAAAACACCAGTTACATCATTGCTTCCAGGGTTGAGGACAACACAACCCTGATTGACATGGTTCAAAATGCACTGGACTTGGAACTGACCAATAAAAAGACCATGTATGTTCTGTATGATGACTTTGGGAAGCTTACCTTGAAGGCACTGGAAAGAATGAAGCTTGGTGTGGTCATTGATGAAGAAACAGGTGAAAATTTTGACTATACATCAACCATTGATTCACAGACCTATAATAAAATCAAGTTGGTGTATGAAAACGAAAAAACAGGAAAAAGGGAAGTTTACATTGCACAGGATTCAAACAACATAAACAACTGGGGCATCCTGCAATATTATGATACCTTACAGGAAGGTGAAAACGGTCAGGCAAAGGTCAATGCACTTCTTTCACTTTATAATGCAAAGACAAGAAACCTGAAAATCACAAATGCCCTTGGCAACTTAAAGGTCAGAGCAGGAAGCATGGTTGTTGTGAATTTGAACCTGGGTGATGTACTGGTTCAGAACTTCATGCTTGTTGAACGGTGCAAACACACCTTCAATGAGAGTGAACACAAGATGGAAATAACATTGAAAGGTGGTGAATTCATTGCCTAATCTAATTGAATTGATAAAGAAGGCAGCTTTGGATGCGGTTGAAGCTTCAAAACCATGTGTGGTGATGTTCGGGAAGGTGACTTCCATCACACCACTGAAAATCAATGTGGAACAGAAGCTGACACTGACCGAAGCACAATTGATTTTGACAAGGAATGTGACCGATTTTACAACAGCGGTCACCGTGAATCACAACACTGAAACCTATTATTATACGGGTGTTTATCCAAATCAGTCACAGGTTGATGTTGGTCATAAACATGCAGTTGCAGGAAAGAAAACCATCACTGTTCACAATGGCTTGGTTGTCGGTGATATGGTTCTTCTTTTGAGGGTGCAAGGTGGTCAGCAATACATTGTGTGGGATAGGTTGGTCACATGATACCATCAACAAATGGTTTCCTTGCACAGGATTTTGTGATAGAAGAACAACCAAGCAAAACATATAAAATGCATCTTGATGAAAGCATCATCCTGGGATATGCTGACAAGCTTGATGCAATGGTTCAGGTGATTTTTAGCATACTGAACACCGAAAGGTATCAGTATGTTATTTATTCATGGAACTATGGGATTGAACTTGTTGACCTTTACAGTCAACCAGTAAGCTATGTCATTCCTGAACTGAAAAGGCGAATCACAGAAGCTTTGACATGGGATGAACGAATCATCAGTGTTGACAACTTTGACTTTTCAGTGAACAAAGGAAAGATAACATGCAACTTCACAGTACACACCATATTTGGTGATATTCAAACAGAAAAGGTGGTGAATTTTTGATGTATGAAAATATGACTTATGAAGTCATCTTGCAAAGGATGCTTGACAAAGTGCCTGACACAATGAACAAGCGTGAAGGCAGCATCATCTATGATGCACTTGCCCCTGCTGCGGTAGAACTTACCCTGGCATACATGCAATTTGACATGATACTGAATGAAGCTTTCGGTGACACTGCTTCCAGGGAATATCTTATCCGAAGGGCAAAGGAAAGAGGTCTTGAACCTGAACCTGCAACTCATGCAATATTGAAAGGCGAATTCACACCTTCAAATATTGATGTACTGAACAAAAGGTTCAACCTTGGTTCATTGAACTATGTTGTCACTGAACTGATTTCACCTGGTGTTTACAAAGTACAATGTGAAACAGCAGGAACTATTGGTAACCAAAGTCTGGATGACATCATTCCTATTGACTACATTGAAGGACTTGAAACAGCAAGACTTACAGAAGTTCTGATTCCAGGTGAAGATGAAGAAGATACGGAAGCTTTCAGACAACAGTATTTTGCATCATTCAGTGAAAAAAGCTATGGTGGCAACATCACAGACTACTTGACCAAAACAAATTCACTTCCAGGTGTTGGGTCAACCAAGGTCACACCATTGTGGGATGGCGGTGGAACAGTAAAACTGACCATTCTTGATTCAAATTATGACCAGGCAACACCCACACTGATTGAATTTGTTCAGAATGCAATTGACCCTGCACCACAGGGTGAAGGTTGGGGTATTGCCCCGATTGGTCACACAGTAACAGTGGACACAGTTGAAGAAGTAACCATTGATATTGATGCAACCATAACCTTTGACAGTGGGTATTCGTGGGAATCACTTCAATCACAGGCAACAGCAGTGATTGAAGATTACCTGCTTGAATTAAGAACCGAATGGGCAAATCAAAACAATCTGATTGTCAGAATAGCACAGATTGAAACAAGACTGCTTGCAATTGAAGGTATCATTGATATTTCGGGAACAACCATCAACACACTGGCAAGTAATCTGACATTGACTACTTTCCAAATACCTGTGTTAGGAACTATCACAGCATGAGTAGAGAAATAAACCTGATTGATTACCTTCCCCCATTCCTTCAAGGATACAGGGAAATGCAAGCAATTATGACCGCTGAAAATCCCGAATTTCAAGCGGTCAGTGATGAAGGTCAGGTGGTATTGGATAACACCTTCATTCTTTACTGCAATGAAGATGGCATTGCACGATTTGAAAGGATGTTAGGCATATATCCATTACCAAGTGACCCACTGGAAGCAAGGCAGTCAAGAGTTCTGACCAGGTGGAATGACACTGTTCCATATACTTTGAAAACCTTCTTGGTAAAGCTTAAAACACTGCAAGGCAATGATAATGTGCAGGTTATATTTGACAAAGACACTTATACTTTGCAGGTGGTGACACATCTTGAAAAGCAAGGTCAGCAGGATGACCTTGCTTATTTATTAAAGACTGTTGTTCCCTGTAATTTACTCATTGATTCAGTGAACATTTTGAATTGTATTTCAAGCGGTTCATTGACAATGGGGGCAGGTATAACCTATGCAGGAATAGAGTTCATAACAAATGACATCAATGAAACATTTGGTATAAATACTGAAATTGTCTTTGGAACAGGTATTTCAAACACAGGAATTCAATTCATTACAAATGACATTGATGAAAACTTTGACATCAGCACCCAAGCTGCACTGGCAAATGTAATCACAAGCACTGAAGTAATAAGTATAATTTGAAAGGTGGAATAATCACATGGCAGAATTTAGTTCATTTGTCATAACGACAAAAGGACAGGCTTTGATGGCAAAACTAATTGCAGGAAGTGGAATTGCTAATTTCACATCAATCAAAACATCAAGCACTGTTTACACCCAAGAACAGCTTGAAGCACTGACCGCTTTGACCAACATCAAGCAGTCAGCCGATATTTCAAGCATTGAAAGAATCAATGGAAGTTCAGTGAATATCAAAGGTGCTTTGAACAACACAGCACTGGTGACAGGTTACACTGTCAACACCATTGGTCTGTATGCAATTGACCCTGATGATGGTGAAATACTCTATGCAGTAGCAAGGGCAACAACAGCAGGTTATATGCCCCCTTATAACAGCATCACTTCAAGCGGTATTTTGTTTGACTTTGTGGTTACTGTTGGGAATGCAACCAATGTCACAGTGACCATCAACCCTGCTGCTGTTGCTACACAAGCAGATGTCATTGCAATCAATGCAAAGATTGCTGACCTGTCAGGATATGTTGGTTACACAGAAAATGACATTGTGGGTGTTGAAATTGATTTTGTGAACAGAACATTCACAAGGCTTGCAGGTGCAGTTGGAAAAACACCTGGTGCTGATTTTGACAATATCCTTGCTTTTGGTGGCAGAAAAAGATGCAACCTTGCTGACAATGGAACTGTCAATGCTTATTATGGTGATGCAGGGTATTCTGAAACAGGTTCAAATGGTCAGGTCATGGTTGAACAGCCAAAATTCTATTACAAGGTTGTTCCTTTGACCATTGAAAAGAATGATGCTGTTGAAATTGATACATTGTCAGTCACAGCAGGTGCAACCGCTGATGGAAACTTGACCATCACTCTTAATGGTACAGCCTTCACTGTTGCAGTTCTTGCTTCTGATAACACAGCAGCTTTGGTTGCAGCCAAAATCAGAGCAGCAATTTTCAGCGGATGGACTGTTTCAGGAAGCGGAACAAGTGCTGTATTCACAAATAATAAAGTTGGAACAAGAACTGCACCAACATTTGCTGCTGCATCCACTGGTGTCACTGCAACCTTTACAAGAACACAGTGCGGTTATATCGGCAAAGGCTTCAAAATGAGGAAAGGCAGATATTATGTCAGCATGACCAAGAAAGCAGGATTCAAGGTTCACCCTGCTTTTGTGAAGAACAATGTTGAAAAAGAAAAAATATATCTATCTGCTTATGAAGGTTCACTGTATGATGTCAGTGCTTCTGCTTACATCTTGGATGATTCACAAGTTGCTGACTTCACTGCTTCTACTGGTGACAAGCTTGCATCCAGGGCAAATGCAAAACCAATTTCAGGACTTACCCAAGACCTGACAAGAAGGAAATGCGGAATCCTGGCTGAAAATCGTGGAACTGGTTGGTCACAGCAGTATGCAGCAACAATTGCTTGTTCACAGCTTCTGTTTGCAATTGAATATGCTGCACTGAACACACAGACCAAAATTGGTCTTGGTGTGGTCAATAAAACTGATGATGGTGCAACCAATATGTCAAATATCACAGGGGCAACAACCAATCTTGGTAATGCTTCAGGTAGAGAAACTGGAACTGATGGACTGACTTCTGTTTCTTATCGTGGTGAAGAAAACATTTGGGGCAATATTTGGAAGTTTGTTGATGGCATGAACATCTATTGTCAGATTGCCAACAGCATCAATGACCTGTATGTTGCTGACAATGGATTTGCCGAAAGCACACAGTCCAGTCCTTATGCAAATGCTGGTATCACATTGGCAAGCAAAGAAGGGTATATTTCAGCCTTTGGTTACAGTGAAGCTTATGATTGGCTATTTGTGACCGCTGAAACTGTTGGTGACAGTGCCTTGCCTGTTGGTGATTATTACTGGCATTCTGTGACTTCAGATGGTTACAAAATCGCTCTCTTGGGCGGTGTATGGAATAGCGGTGTGACTGGTGGTGGTTTCTATTGGTATGTGAGTACTGCCCCTTCTTATCGTTATCGGAGTGTCGGCGGTCGCTTGGTGTATGTACCTGCTGCGTAAACGAAACTTGAAATTTTAATAAATTGGGCAAGCAGAACTGACCCGAAAACACAGGGGAAGAACACAAAACAAAAAAGCCATTAAATACACTATCTTAGGCAGTAAATGGAATAACAGTGTGAATAGTGGTAGTTTCAATTGGAATGTGAATAATACCCCTTCTAATCGTAATCGGAATATCAGCAGTCACTTAGTAAATGCACAAAATAGCATCCCTGAAACATGGGGTGCTATTCTCTTATAAAAATATGTGAAGCTGCTTGCCCTGGCACTTGCCAAAATATAAAAAGAATGATTGAACTGTATCGGTAAGCTTTTAAGCTGAAGGTTCAGTTTGATTGTGCATACAAAGGAAGTTCATCAGATGATTAGACATATTCACCCACTCAATAATCCAAATTGCACCTTGTGGGAAGCAATATGTGACATGGAAAATCTGAAACTTGCACACAAAAATGCAAAGAAAGGTAAAGGTTGGTATGAGGAAGTAAAAATGGTTGATGCTGACCCTGATTTCTATTTGGGGAAGCTTCAGAAAATGTTGCTTGACAAGACTTACAGAACTTCAGAATATAAAACTTTTATCAAGCATGACAGTGGAAAGGATAGAGAGATTTTCAAGCTTCCTTACTTCCCTGACCGTATTTGTCAATGGGCAATATTGCAGGTCATTGAACCTATCATGATAAGGCACTTGACCAGTGACACATATTCAGCCATTCCGAACAGAGGTATTCACCAAGCTTATACAAAATTAAGGAAGGCTGTTCAGAATGATGTTCCAGGTACACAGTATTGCTTGAAGCTTGATGCAAAGAAATATTACCCTTCCATTGACCACAACATCCTGAAAGACAAATACAGGCGGTTGTTCAAGGACAATGACTTGCTTTGGTTGTTGGATGAAATCATTGGTTCAACACCAGGTAACAAAGGCATACCGATTGGAAATTACCTTTCACAGTACAGTGGAAACTATTATCTGTCATCCTTTGACCATTGGCTGAAAGAAGTGAAAGGGGTTAAGTATTATTACCGTTACATGGATGACATAGTTATTTTGTCAGATTCAAAAGAGCATCTGCACCAGTTGCGGAAGGAAATTGACTTCTATTTCAGAACGGAATTGAAGCTGACCATCAAAGAAAACTGGCAGGTGTTCCCGACATTTGACAGGGGCATTGATTTTGTTGGATACAGAATCTTTTTGGGATATTCACTGTTGAGAAAGACCACATGCAAACAAATGAAGGTCAAGATGGTGAGAATCAGAAAGAAGGTGGAAAGCGGTCATGAAATGAGTTTTTCAGAATGGTGTTCAATCAATTCATACAAGGGTTGGACAATGCACTGTGACAGTTACCGATTAACTGAAAAGTACATCATCCCCCTTCAGAAATATGCAGATGATTACTATATCAAGAATATTAAAAGAAAGGTGGCATGACCAAGATGATTGACTATGGAAGGCAAAGAAGCACTGAAAAACCCAAAAGCATGGTCATTGATGAACAAAGCGTTTGGGTGAACACCAACATACAGCCTGTTGAAGAAACTGTTGGTGAAAACACATTCATTGGTTGGGAATTCGACATGAAGCAGTACAACAAAGATGAATACATCCTGTTGCTTGATACCCAACTGACAGACACACAGCTTGGATTGGTGGAAGTCTATGAACTGATTGCTACTGTTTAAGAAAGGAAAAGGTGAAAAGAGATGGCAAAAATATATGCAGGTCTTATCAGAAAAGGCTTGAAAACAATTGATGATGTTCCTGAAGCTTTAAGGGCAGAAGTCCAGGCTTTGTTGGATGGTGACAATGTATAGGATAATCTTATTTTTATTCAGAAAGGATGTGTTTTGTATGGCAGTGGTTTATGCAACACTTATTGTCAAAGGTAAGAAAACCTTTGCTGAAGTGCCTGACTTAATCAAGGAACAGGTCAGACAGGTTCTGATTGACCTTGACTGCGGTGACCTGGCGGTTGAATAACGCTTGAAATCATTAGGGGGTATGGTTCTATACCCCCGACAATTAAAACCCCCTGTGTGGCAAATATGAAGGTCACACAGGGGATTTCTTTTAAGAAAGGGGTTTTGTCTATGACAATAGAACTTGCCCTTCTGATTTCAGGTGTATCACTGGCATTTGGAATCTATCAAGGGATTACTAACATGAGAAGGAACAACCGAAAAGATGACCGTAATGATGCAGCACAGTTGACCACAGTGATTGTCAAGTTGGAAAACATCAGCAATGGAATTACTGAAATAAAATCAGAAATGACCAATGTTAAAAATGATATTAGAGAATCCAGGGAAAGGCTTATTAAAGTTGAAGAATCAACAAAACAAGCCCACAAAAGACTTGATGCACTTGAAAAGATTGTGAGGAATGCAGATGAATAAATCAAAAAATAAATTTTCAAAAGCAATCGTGGCAGCAGTGGTATTGTTAAATACAATTTTCACTGCTGCTGTTCTTTATGTGTTCTTAAAAGTAGGCAGTGAACCAGTCACCTTGATTGGTGCATGGTTTGCTTTCACCACAGGTGAATTATGGATGCTTTCAAGTATCAAAAAGACCAAAGTAAATAAAAAGGATGGTGTTAATAATGAACAAAATTGATTGGAAAAGCAAATTGACCAGCAGAAAGTTTTGGGCAGCAGTTGTTGGTTTTGTAACTGCAATCCTGGTTGCCTTCAATGTCAATGATTTGACCATTGAACAGGTTGTTGGTCTTATCACAGCGGCTTCCACACTGATTGCTTACATAATCGGTGAAGGAATGGTTGATGTTGCAAGAGTTAATTCTGCATCTTCAACAGTTAGCACAGAAACAAAAGAAAGTGACGGTGGACAATAATGAGTAACAGTTCTTTAGTAAATTACACTAAAATTTCCCCAAACAGCAGCAATCCCCGAAACCATGTAATTGATACCATCACGGTTCATTGTATGGCAGGTAATCTTTCGGTGGAAACCTGCGGTAATGTTTTTGAACCTACTTCCCGGCAAGCTTCTTCTAATTATGGTATTGGTTCTGATGGTAGAATTGGAATGTATGTTGAAGAAAAAAATCGTTCCTGGTGTTCTTCTTCCACTTCTAATGATAATCGTGCAGTAACAATTGAAGTTGCTAATGATGGTGGAGAAGAAACCGGATGGCATGTTTCAGATAAAGCCTATGCAGCTTTGATTGCCCTTGTGACCGACATTTGCAAGCGTAACAATATAAAAGAATTAAAGTGGAAAGCTGACAAGTCATTGATTGGTCAGGTTGACAAGCAGAACATGACAGTTCACAGATGGTTTGCAAATAAGTCTTGCCCTGGTGATTATCTGTATAACCGTCATGGTGAAATTGCTGAAGAAGTAAATAAAAGATTGAATCCAGTTGCAGAAACACCTTCAACTGGTGTGCTGTATAGGGTTCAAACTGGTGCTTTCAGCAATAAAGCAAATGCTGATGCATTGCTTGCAAAAGTCAAAGCAGCCGGGTTTGAAACATATATGGTTCAGAATAATGGACTGTACAAAGTTCAGGTTGGTGCTTATGGTGTGAAATCAAATGCTGATGCTATGGCTGCAAAACTGAAGGCAAAAGGGTTTGATGTATTCATCACAACTGAAGGTGGAACACCTGCACAGCCTGAAGCACCAAAAGTTGCAACAATTACAGTTGGAAGTAAAGTCAAGGTAAAGCCTGGTGTAAAGTCATATACTGGCGGTGGTATTGCATCTTGGGTTTATGGAAAGGTTTACACAGTGGATGAATTGAATGGTGACAGGGCTGTTCTTGACAAGAATGGACTATGCACCCCATTCAATATTTCAGACCTGATACTGCAATAATCTTGTTACTAATGTGTTACTAACGTACATGATTTTGACCTTCCGAACCAGTTCGAAAAGTTCAGAAAACCGCATAAACACTGTGTTTTTGCTGGTTGTAAATTGAACAAATTCATGATATAATGTTTTGAAATAACCCCGAATGCCTATTATTTAGGTGTTCGGGGTTATTTTTGTTACTAACCTGTTATTAGTTCAATTTCATTTTCTTCATGGTCTATCAATTCAATAGCATCTTTCAGTTCCTGAATTGTCTTGTGGGTGTATATCCTTTCCCCCACTTCCTTTGACTTATGCCCCATCATCAAATCAATGCAAACCTTGTTTGCACCAGCAGAATCAAGCCTTGACCTGAAGGTGTGTCTGCATTCGTGGGGTGTATGTACAAAACCAAGCTGTTCCATGATGGCATTCCAAAGTTCATAATACTTGGATGCTGATATTTTCTTCCCTTCAAAGCTGAAAAGATATTTGTTTCCTTGGGCTTTTCTTCTTTGAACAAATTGAACAATCTTGGAATGAATGGGAACAATGCGGTCTTTCCCTGCTTTGGTTTTGATACCGCCTTTGATTGTTCCAGCAACCAAGTCAACATTTTCAGTTTCAATGGAAGTCATTTCACTGATTCTGAATCCTGTATATAAGAGGAACAGCACAGAATCAACCCATTCCTGCTTTTGGATTTCCCACACTTCATTGACTTCATCATCAGTGAAAGGCTTCTTGCTGGTTTCAGGAATAGGTTCAGCAGTAATCAGAGCAGAATATGACTTGTTGATTATATCCAGTTCCAAAGCATACTTGTCCAGGTGTCCAAAAAGGTTCTTGATTGCCCATTGGGTTGAATATCCACATCCACAGTTGTCAATGCAGTCCTGCATGTGAAAAGACCTAAGTTCTTTATATCTTAACTTTTCAACTTTACTGCAATGCTTAAAAGCAGACTTCAGTGACCCTTGGGATGATTTACCCAACTTTGGCAGCTTCTTTTCTGACCACTTCTTGAACAGTTCTTCCAGGGTGATTTTGGCAGCATCAATGTCATATGGGTTGCGGTTATATTCACCAAGAATCATCAACCCTTCTTCCCTGGTTTCACAATAACCAATGGTGTCATAGATTGGATGACCTTTTTCATTCCAGCCTATAGTTTTTCTTATCACAAAGGGCTTTCTTCTATTCCCTGATAGCTTTGCAACAGTGCCATATCCATTTGGGTTCTTCATAGTTTTCACCCCCTTACAAATTCATATTTTCATTTTTTCTTTTCTCATTGAACAAATTGAACATCATCTTCACAAGTTGTTTCAAATCATCTTGTGACATTTCATTGACAATTTTTTCAAGTTGTGAACTATCTGCTTGTAATAATTTCAAAAACTTTTTTGATGTAATCATTTTGTTCACCTTCTTACTGTTCAAACAAAGTTGAATATGAAATTCTGATTTCACTTAATTTTTCATTATCCATTACTTGAACCCAAAAATCAGGAACACCACAATTTGAAACTCTGTAAGCTGCATTAGTGTCTGTAATTTTTGAATCCGAATACTTTTTAAGTCCAAACATTTTAAGTATGTCATCTTTGTTCGCATAAGGAATATCTTCACTAATTGAAATCCTTTGCAACCTGTCACTGTTGAAGTGAAAAGCATAATTACCATAATGCAATGTTCTTAGTGGATAGGTTTTAGACAGACCTTTGTAATTCCATTCTTCAATTTCATCAGGTTCACCTTTCATTTCAACCAATTTACTTTCTGATATAGTTCTGTTCCCATCAATAAATGATGTTGCATCAAGAACTACTTTCACATCTGCTGGTGTAGATGACTGTTCTGATTTTGATTTATCAGAAAAAATCACTGCAAGAATAGTTGCAAATGCAAAAAATGCTATTACAACAACCAATGCTATTAAACACCCTGATTTCTTTTTCTTTGTTTCGTTTGACATGACATGTACCGCCTTTCATTTATTTTGAAATTAACTTTTCAATGTTACGGTGTTACAGTGTTACACATATTTTCTTATTACTTTATTTTTAAGAATACTTAAATTTTTGATAATTTTTTCTTTGATATATAAAGAAGTTCAAAATAAGTGTAACGCTGTAACAAGTGTAACAAATACTTTATATATCAAGTTTCTGAAGGTGTTACACATCAATCATGTGAAGTGTAACATGTGTAACTATTTTTCGGTGTACTTCTCAATCATAGTCAAATCAATCACTGTTTCAATTGCTTTGTCTTTTCCGACATCATTTAATTCAATGAAGTTTTCAAGCAATTGGACAGCTTTCTTACCATACAATTTCTGAATCTGTTCTATAAGCTGAACTTCATATGCGATTGCAGCAACTTTTTCTTGGTCATCATCCCAAGCCATTAAGAAACATGGATTGACATCAAATATTTCAGCCATTTTCTTAATTGTTGTTCTTTTGATGTTTTCAACAGAACCCTTTTCATATTTTCGGATAGCTGATTTTTGGACACCTAACATTTCACCAAGTTGTTCTTGGGTTAAATCTTTCTTTTCTCTTAAAAGCTTAATCCTTTCACCCATATTCATATCAATCTATACCTTTCATAAAAAATTTTTACTTTTTTAATATATGTGAAGTGTCTTAATAATAGCACATTCTTGACGTTTCATCAATATTTTTTAAGAAAGTGTCTTAAAAATTTTCAAAAAGGGGTTGACAACCTTTTAGGACACATGATATTATATGGGTGTCTTAACAAGACACTACATCACCCAAACATTGAAAGGACTGGTGGAAGCTATGATGTTACATGAAGCAAATGAACGGTTGAAAAAATCAAAAATCACAGAAGAACAACTTTGGGGGTTGAATTCTCTTTACATCTTACTTGACCTTGACAAAGATGACTTCTGCAAAATCGTTGATGCTGTTGGTGTTGACAAGCTGATAAAAAAGCAAAGTCGTTATGAAAGACTTGATAAGGCTGAACAAGAGTTGGCAGCCAAAGAAAAATACTTAGATGCAAAAAACAGATTGGAAGAACTTGAATCTGAAAAGCAAGACCTTGAAAATATCGTCAACAACTACAAACCTATAAAGTGAAGGGGGTTTTGACCCCCTTCCAAATCCAAAGAAAGGATGATTGTGATGAAAAAGAAAAAGATTTGGGCTTACCTTGACGGTAAGAAATTGGTTGAAGTAATACAGGCAGCACTGGACAATAACATGATGGTTGCTGATGTGAAAGCACTGTTGATAAAAGAAAATCCTGGTCATGAAGTCACATTCAAGGTGGTGTAATTATGGAAAATCAAAGCTTGCATGTGGTTATAGAAAAACTTGAATCTTTATTTTCAACCTTCAATGGTCAGTTCTTTAATGGTGAATTGCAAAAGCCAATCATCACAGTATCCCCTGATACAACCAAAGGTACTTATGGTTGGTGTACAAGCTGGAAAGCTTGGAAGCATCAGACACCTGACTTAATTGAAGGTGGTGCAGAAAAGGAAATTCCTGAAGGATACTATGAAATCAATATGTGTGCCGAATACCTTTCAAGACCTTTTCTGAAAACTTGTTCAACTTTGATTCATGAAATGGTTCACCTGTTGAACCTTCAGAATAAGGTGCAGGACACTTCAAGAAGCGGTAAGTATCACAACAAAAGGTTCAAAGAAGTTGCTGAACAGCATGGTCTGATTATTGATAAAGATGCCAAATATGGCTGGTGCATCACAAAGTTGACAGATGAAGCTGCTGATTGGATTAAGTCAGTGTACAACAATGAAGATGGCTTTGAACTGTTCAGAAGCAAGCTTCCCAAAGTCAAAGGAAAGGGTTCTTCTGCAAGAAAATATGTGTGTCCTTCCTGCGGTGCAATCATCAGAGCAACTAAAGAAGTAAGGGTGACATGCACAGACTGTGAAGTTGAGTTTGAAGAAGAAATCTAACTGATTGACCATTGTTCTTTGACAACTGAATACAGACCAGTAAAAGGCATGGAACAATCCCCATGTTGTAATAACCTGGTTGCATTCTTAAGAGAAAGGGGGTGATGTGAATTGAATGAATTACAAGTTTTTCAAAATACTGAATTTGGACAAGTCAGGACACTAACAATTGAAAATGAACCTTGGTTTGTTGGAAAAGATGTTGCAGATGCACTTGGATATGAAAGAACCGCTGATGCAATCAGAAGTCACATTGATGAAGATGATAAAGGTGTCGGTAAAATACAGACCCCTGGTGGAACACAAGAAATGGTAATTATTAATGAATCAGGGCTGTATTCTTTAATTCTTTCTTCAAAACTTCCTTCAGCAAAGAAATTTAAGCGGTGGGTGACAGGTGAAGTTCTTCCTGCAATAAGAAAAACTGGTCAGTATCAAGTTCCAGGTTATCAACCAAAGGCAACCAGTGTTGGTGAAATAGTTAATTTGATAAACATGACAAGAAGGACTATGAAAGACCAAGGATGTGACCCAAGAGAAATTGCAATTGCAGTAAAGGAAATATGTGACCAATTCAATATAAATCTTCCTGGTTGTTTTATAAAGCCTGAAGAAACCACAATGAATGACATCTATGAAATGATTGATTTTGTATTTAGTGTTCCAAAGGGTAAAGGATACAGAAAACCCACTTATGAGGATTTTGTAATTTATCAATCAACAGTAAAGAGATTGAAAGGAAGGTGAATAAGGTGAACAAAAATATGTTCAAAAGCAAGATGAAGCTTTTTGGTGACACAAATGCCATTCTTGCAAAATCTATTGGGATTTCTCCACAGCGGTTATCAGCAAAAATCAATGAAACTGGCGGTGCGGAATTCGTTCAAGGTGAAATTAAAAAAATCAAGGACAGATATAATCTGACCCCTGATGAAGTTAACGACATTTTTTTTACCCAAAAAGTGTCTTAGCAAGACACTTTTAAGATTTAAGTTGAAAGAAAGGATGGTTTGTAATGAGTTTTTCAGAGAGATTGAAAAAAGCAATGCTGGAAAGGCAGATGAATCAAGCTGAACTTTCAGCATTGACCGGGATTGGGAAGTCATCAATCAGTCAGTACCTGTCAGGTAAGAATGAACCAAAGGATGCTGCAATTCAAAAGATGGCAGATGCACTTGATTGTTCAGTTGCTTTCTTAGATGGCACAACAGAATGCCCTGATGCAACCCCTGACCCCAATGGACTGAAGAATGTGTCAGTTGACCAAACTGCAAAGCTTCTTGGCAAGTCAAGGCAGTTCATCAGGGTTGCACTTCAAAGAGGAATTGCCCCATTTGGTTTTGCAGTAAAGCTGACAGGTGAAAAGTTTTCTTACCACATCTCACCTAAGAAGCTTCAAGAATACATTGGAAAATTATAAGAAAGGATGGTCAAAAGATATGGAAAATTCAAAAGGATTCAAAGTGTTCAATCCTGACTGGACATGCAGAGGAAAGCAATATACACCTGGTCAGACTTATGAAGAAGATGTCAACCCAAGTGTATGTGACAGAGGAATGCACTACTGCAAGAAAGCTGCTGATTGTTTCAATTATTACAGCTTTAACCCTGACAATAAGGTTGCTGAAGTCATTGCCCTTGGTGACATTGCTGAAGAAGGTGACAAATGCTGCACTAACAAGCTTCAAATTATGCGTGAAATAACCTGGCAAGAAGTGCTGACCATTGTTAACACAGGAAAGGCTTGCACTGGTCTTTGCAACAGCGGTGATTGCAACAGCGGTGATTGCAACAGCGGTGATTGCAACAGCGGTGATTGGAACAGCGGTAATCGGAACAGCGGTAATCGGAACAGCGGTAATCGGAACAG